TCCAAGAAAGAAAACTGTTGTCGCTGCTTTGGATAATAACTATATCGACAAGGCGGTAGCTGACAATAGTGCAAAGGTCGATTTTGACAGCACAGACCCTGAGGGCAATCTAGAAGACGCTATTGCTCTGCTTGGCGACTACGAGGCAACAGGCTTTGCACTTTCAAAGGACTTTGCCTCTGCACTTGCAAAGCTCAAGGTCAACGGCGTAAAGCAGTATCCTGAGTTTGGTCTTGGTGCAAATCCAGGCAATCTCAATGGCACAGCTTGTGACGTCAACTCCACTGTAAACTTCAATAAGGGTACAGACAGAGCTATCGTGGGCGACTTTGCGAGAGCCTTTAAGTGGGGCTATGCTAAGGAACTTCCTTTGGAGGTCATTCCTTATGGCGACCCTGATAACTCAGGCAGAGATCTGAAAGGACACAATGAGGTGTATCTCAGAACAGAGGCTTATATCGGCTTTGCTATCCTTGACCCTAAGGCATTTGCAGCCGTTCAGGCCGTTCAGGCAACAGAATGAGCAGCGTTTATGCCACTATCGACGACATAGCAGTATACGGACGAAAGCTTACATCACAGGAGCAGCAGGCGGCGGATAGTCTTATCGAGACCGCCTGCGCAAAGCTCCGTGTTATAGGCAAGCGTTATGGCGTTGATGTCAATACCCTTGTGACAAGTGATGAAGACTATGCGTTGACAGTAAAGGCGATAATCTCAAAGGCTGTTGTGAGAAGTCTTGACTGTTCGGCTGATAATGCACCACCTGCTGTGCAGGCGTCTCAGGCAGCTATGGGCTATTCGGTGTCAATGACTTATCTCAATTCAGGACAATCTTTATATTTTCTCAAAAACGAATTGAAAGAGCTTGGTATCATTCGTCAGAGGTGGGGAGCTATGGAGGTATATGACTATGAGAACAATGATAAAGGGAATTTCGGTGAAGCTTAAAGTGCAGACGCAGACAGGTGTTGACGGCTTTGGCAGACCAACTTATGAGGATAGTTGGGAGCTTGTTGACAACGTTCTTGTAGGCGAGCCGTCGTCTGATGATGTTATAAGCGAGCTTAACTTATCGGGCAAACGCATAGCTTATGTGCTTGCTATACCGAAAGGCGACACTCACACCTGGGAGAACACAGAAGTTGAGTTCTGGGGAATGACGTTCAAAACTGTTGGTATCCATACGCAGGGCATTGAAGAAAATCTGCCGCTCAGCTGGAACAAGAAAGTCAAGGTGGAACGCTATGGATAAGGTAAAGATAGTTCTTGACCGCAAGGCAGTAAGGCAAATGCTGCGTTCAAAAGAGGCTGAGAACATATGCCGTGAGTTTGCCGACAAAGCGGCACAGCGGCTGGGTGACGGCTACGAGGTGTCCACCTATTCAGGTAAAAAGCGTGTGAACGCAAGCATAAAGGCTGTGACCTACAAGGCGAGAAAGGAAACAAAGCAAGACAATGCCATATTAAAGGCGGTGCTGAGAAAATGATAGAAGAAGTTATACTGGGCTATCTGAGCAAGAGCCTTGACGTTCCCGCATTTATGGAAGAGCCTGCAAAGCCGCCGCAGAAGTATATCATCATCGACAAGCTTGGCTCGTCTGAGAAAAACAGACTATCTTCGGCGACCCTCGCCGTGCAGTCATACGGCGGCAGCCTTTACGAGGCGGCAAGGCTCAATCACACCGTCAAGACAGCTATGCGTGACGCTGTGACTCTTGATGACGTCATATCCTGCAAGCTGAACAGCGACTACAACTACACCGATGAGGAAACAAAGCGATACCGCTATCAGGCAGTATTCGACATACGATATTACGAAAAGGAGAGATAACAATGTCAAACACCAACAATGCAAACAACGTTACCGCAGGCAAGCCTAAGATAGGCGGTGCGGTATATCGTGCACCTAAAGGCACAACGCTGCCGACAGACGCAACATCGGCTCTTGCAGCGGAGTTCAAGTGCCTTGGCTATTGCTCAGAGGACGGACTTTCAAACGGCAATGACCGCTCAAACAGCAACGTAGCAGCCTGGGGCGGAGATGTAGTGCTCAATATGACCAACACAGGCAGTGACACATTCACGCTGACGCTCATCGAAACGCTCAACGAGGAAGTGCTCAAAACTGTCTACGGCTCTGATAACGTCACAACTGCACTTGAGGGCAAGGACATAACAGTTGCCGTGAACGGCGGCTCTGACGAGGAGAGCGTGTATGTTTTCGAGCTTATCCTCAAGGACGGAGCTTTAAAGCGTATCGTAGTCCCTTGTGCCTCTGTAACGGCTCTGGGCGAGATCAAGTATATAGACACTGACGCAGTGGGCTATAACATCACGCTGACAGCCGTCAACGACAGCAAGGGCAACTCACACTATGAGTACATTCACCTGAAATCTGAGTAACAGGAGGAAGATCATATGCTTAAAGGTATCACAAAAAGCGGTTTTGACTATGAGATAGAGGATAAGGCTCTTGACAACTGGGAGCTGCTTGAATCACTTGTGGCGATAGATGAGGGCGACACTGCCGCTGTCATCAAGGTGGCAAGACAGCTCCTTTCCAAGGCACAGCTCGACAGCCTGAAAGAGCATTGCAGAGATAAAGACACAGGCATAGTGTCAAGAAACAAGATGCTTGTAGAGATCGCTGATATATTGAAAGGCGAAGGCTCAGAGGGCGACAAAACAAAAAACGCCTGAGGGCTGTCTGCGGACTTGCCCATATGATATGCCGTGATGAGATGTCGCTTGCCTGCGATCTCGCAGAGGTCTATCACATATACGACTACAAAACGCTGCCGCTTTCCTCAGTGGCGGCGTTTTTTATGGGTCTGCGTCCCGACAGCCGATGTAAGATGCTGCTCTCCGGGGATAAGGTCACTCTTGACACGCTCCTTGCTGCAATGATATATGACAAGCTTGCGTGGCTGCAATGGGCTAAAACGAAAGACGGTGCAAGAGGTGTGAACATACCCGAAACTGTTGTTTCAATGCTTTTAGGCGACAGTGAGAGCAAAACACGAGGATTTACAAGTATCGAAGAATTTGAAAAGGCAAGGCAAGATCTGATAGGAGGTGAAACGTAATGGCGGAAGGAACTAAGCTTGCGGACGCATATGTGCAGATAATACCTACCTCAGAGGGCATAACAGGCAGGATAAAAGACCTGTTCAAAGACCTGCCCGACGAGGGCGACAAGGCAGGCGACAAAACAGGCAGCTCCTTTGCCTCAAAGCTCAAAAAAGCTGTTGCGGCGGCAGGTGTGGGAGCGGCTATAAGCAAGGTCGTCACCTCTGCATTCACTGAGGGTGCGGCTCTTGAGCAGTCGCTTGGCGGTGTTGAAACGCTCTTTAAAAAGCACGCTGATATTGTCAAGAAGAACGCACAAGATGCCTACAAGACCGCAGGAGTAAGTGCAAACGAGTATATGGAGAACGTCACAAGCTTTTCAGCAAGCTTGCTCACCTCTCTTGGCGGTGACACTCAAAAGGCGGCTGAGGTCGCTCACACTGCTATGGTGGATATGTCCGACAATGCCAACAAATTCGGCTCGGATATGCAGTCTATACAAAACGCTTATCAAGGTTTCGCAAAGCAGAACTACACAATGCTTGACAACCTCAAGCTTGGCTACGGTGGAACAAAGTCTGAAATGGAAAGGCTTTTGCAGGACGCTCAGAAGCTCAGCGGAGTTGAATACAACATTGATAATCTGAGTGACGTATACAACGCTATCCACACAATTCAGCAAAACCTTGATATCACAGGCACAACAGCCAAAGAGGCAAGCACCACCTTTTCAGGTTCATTCGCAAGCATGAAAGCTGCCGCCAAGAACTTTCTTGGTGTGCTTACATCAGGTGGTGATGCTGACAAGGCTTTCAATGACCTGATAGGTTCGACAGAAACATTTTTCGGTAACGTAAAGCGACTTGCAAAGAGCTTTGTATCTCAAACGGCAAAGGTATTTGATTCAGCAGTTGGTCAGCTTTTGGAGAAAATGGGCGTTGACGCAGAAAATATAGAGGGTGTTATAGAGGGTGTTCACAACGCCCTTAAATCCATAACAGCGGCAATTGTGACATTCATTGCGGTGTCAAAGGTGTCTGCGGTCACAAAGTCCTTTGAGGGGCTTACTCTGCAAATGATACAAGGCAAGGCTATGGCAACGGCCATGAATGCCGAAATGGCTATAACTCAAAATCTTGCGGCAGGTATCGCTGCAGGAGTTGCACTCATAGGCAGTGCGATCATAAATCATTTTGCCAATGAGATAGACGTCACAGAAAGCAGTATAGTGAATTTGTCCGAGAGCGTCAAACAGTTTTCGGACAAATGTCTTTCCACCAAAAGTGCCGTTGAAAGTCTTCACGAAGAACTTGCCGACAGCACAGACAGTAATAAAAAGCAGGCTGACTCTTATCGTGCACTCAATGACAGACTCAAAGAGCTGAATGAAACTGAAAATAAAAGTGCTGATGAAAAAGCCGAAATGCAATCCATTATAGATCAGCTCAACGGCGATATAGAGGGCCTTAATCTGACCATAGATGATCAGACAGGCGGCTTGAAAAACAACACAGCCGCAGTAAGCGATATGCTTGACGCTTATGCGGATATGCAGGATACAAAGGACTTGCAGGATAAGCTTGCGGAGGCTCTGAGAAACCAAGCGGCGGCTCAGAACGAGTATGATGAAGCACTTGAACGATACAAGCAGGCTAAGGCTGACGGCTTGACAGGTGATGATTTTGACGCGCTTGCACTGTCCCTCAACACCGCTCACGGTGCACTTACAACAGCAAACAATGACCTTTCCTCTGTAAGACAGTCCATAGAGGAAGCAAACACCGCTCAGAAAGAATTTGCCGACGCTTATGCTCTTACAACAGGCTCGATAGCAGAACTCTCGGAAGAAACGCTGTCGCAGATAAATGACATCTGCGGCAAGTATGCAGACGCATACAAAACCCAGCACGATCTTGTGTTCGGACAGATAGATCTTCTTGACGAGTTCTGTGGAAAGTCAGATGTGACCGCCGAACAGCTTATCGCAAATCTTGACGATAACATAAACGGTTTTACCGATTGGGAGAACAATCTCGCCAAGCTGAAGAAAAAGGTCGCAGACGGCATTATCTCACAGGACTTTTACAATAACCTTGAAGAAATGGGTCCAAAGGGCGCAGGCTACGCAAAGGCGTTTGTTGATATGTCGGACAAGGAGCTTAAACAGTATTCTGCCAAGAGCAAAGGCATTTTTGATGAGATGAACGACTATGTTGACAGAAGTATGAGCAAGATGAAAGATTCTTCTGCAAAGCTCCTTGCAGACCTTGTTGACCTGCCGTCACAAAACTACTACAGTATGCGGACGGCGTATGAAGTACTAGGACAGTACGCCGCAGACGGCTACGCAGACGGCATACAGAGCAGAATGTCATTTGTAAGTGCCACAGTAAATGAAATGGTCATAAGGGGCATAACCGCCGCAAGGCTTGCTCAGGATTCACATTCGCCGTCAAGAGTTTTCCGTACACTTGGCGGATATGTGGGAGAGGGATATGCTCTTGGCGTGGCTGATGAAACGTATCTTGCAGTGCAGGCGTCTGAGAATATGGTAAGATCTGCGATACAAAGTGCAAGCAAGGTAGATAACAGCATTGACGTTTCATCGCTGAGGAAACAGACAGCTACACAAACTGTGCCTGATACGTCAAACATGGGTATGCGGTCGGCTATACTCAACGCCCTTGCAGAGTATGCCTCTGTTGACGGCAAAAGCACTAAACAGCCTATAAATGTCACTGTGGAGATAGACAAGCGAGCTGTTGGCAAGGCTGTGGTAGAAGATATAAACTCGCTGACAAAGCTTAATGGCAAGTCACCGCTTGTATAGGAGGTATGCAATGGAATATCTGAAATTCGGTGATACTGAAATAGCTGTGCCGACAACGTTCACAATAGATAAGAAAAAAATAATGTCCGATAATGCAGGGCTTTCCTCGACCTGCAAATATGTGGGTGACGTAAAGGGGCTACAGACCACGCTTCACATAGAGTGGGCAAATCTTCAACCGCAGGAAGTAGCGATTATAAACGAGTATGTTCTGAATGTGCAGGACGCTGATTTTCCTGTTACCTACCTTGATGAAACGTTCAACATGGTCACGGCACGTTTTAGGGCAGAGGGTACAACATACGAGCAGTGGGGTTGGGATAAGAAAAGACAGCTTTGCAAGGTGCTTTCCCTTGACCTTTATGCTTATTCCGGTACAGGTGAGGTGACATAAATGTACACAGTAAGCGACATTGTATCATCAAAGATAGAGAGCTATTGCAGAACGTGGAGAATGGAGCTTGAAAGTAGCGACAGCGTTATCACGGGAGATAAGATAATATCCGCAAGCAGCACCTCCCAAAGCACCTCGCTCTCCGATGACATAGAGCTTGGTGCAGTGTGCTCACAGTCTTGGGCATTACAGATAAACGATG